GGGAACCATTGCTCCGGCGCTGTAAGCGCGACGATTTTCTCTCGTGCCGGGCCTGTAGCTCAATGGTTAGAGCCGGCGGCTCATAACCGCTTGGTTGGGGGTTCGAGTCCCTCCGGGCCCACCATTTCACCTTTGTTTTCAATGGCTTACTTGTAGGTTTGCCAATGTGGTTAGCCACCGGTTAGCCTCTGGAAGGTTGCCATTCAGTTGGCGAGCGCACTTTGACCAGATTAACAGCTGATTCTTGGGCTATGAGCTAAGAATCACTTAGCAGGTAGGACGGCAAGTTGCGTATAAAGCCGATGAAACTTGCAAACCCAAATGGCGTCTTCTGAGAATTCACGATGATTTTTTCAATGTCAGAAGATTTTTGAATTTCTATCTGCCCGTTTTCCGGTCTAACAAAGTAATAATGGCGATCTGTGGACATAAATAGCATCCATTTATCTGAGCTATATGTCGAATTTACAAACTGATATTTGGTAGGATTTTTGATGTCATCTGCTGATATCGTATTTTCTATTGAAAATCGCGCTGCGGAAAATGCGGTGCTTATCCAGATCACTCCAGCAATGATTAACGCGAGAGAAAGGAAGTTCAGCCGAATAGGGGCATATATAGCGATAAAGACTCCTGCCGGGACAGCATTTACGAAAACAAAGCTACCCACGATTCTCAATAAGAAAGGCGTTGAAAGCAGAGAGTGACCGGAGTGATATTGTGAAAATACTAAAAGCGAGGTGAGCAATATACTAAATATGAACAGGCATATTGCAGTTATTTTTAGAGATTTAGTGTTCGCTTTGGCATCCTGCGGATTCATACTATAGGAATTCGCGAGGAATTGAGCTGCAGTGAATAAAATTGCAGGAGACGAACCGTAGGCAATGTAATCAGAGATAGTAAAGTATTGAACGGATGTTATACCTTCTCCCCACATTACGATTTTTATCCAGATATAACCGCTAACTAGTGTTACGATGGACAACCAACCGCAAAATTCGATGATATCGGATAGACGGAGTTGTTTTGAAGTTTGGGCGTTAACAGCATCTGACATTCAAGCGCGACCCCAGCTTGTTTAGTTGTTCAGTCTCGCCACTATAGATATTTGCTCTACGTCTGATTTTCAAAAATATTCCGTGCTTGGCACTGAATTATAGAACCCGGTTATGTTCGGGTTTGCAGCATAGCGCTGTGGAACATATGCTTTTCAAATCTTCTTGATGCTGAGCTTGCGTGTCAGACGCGTCATCGCGTCTTTCGCAAGTCGCTGTTGCTCAGCTTCTCGACTGTAAAGCTCGGCATGTTGAATGTCGTCATGGCCGAGCGTTTCCATTAACTGGCGGGTAGTGGAACCGGATTCGGCCAGCAACTTGCCGAGAGTTTTTCTAAGGCCATGCAGGGTGCAACCGGCGGGCATCTCCGCCATCTTAGTCCAGTGCGCCATCATTCCCGTAAGAGACTTTTCAGAGAACGGATTGCCGTAGGCGTTTAGCAAGACAAATTCCTTGCTTCTGTCTAACGGTTGAAGGATTTCCATCATCATCGGGGTGATCGGCAGAACTAGCGTCTTGTCACCCTTTTTGGTGATGATGGTTGCTGTTCGATTCTTGAGGTCGATGTTGCCCCATTTCAATCGGACGACATCAGAGCGGCGATTGCCGAGCCAGAGCGCTAGGCCATAAGCCGTGCGAGGTGCCGAGCCAAGTGGCCATCTCGCCTCGAAAGCCGTGCGCTCGTGCTCGGTCCATGCTCGCCAACCCTTATATTCTGGCCGGTAGGAAAGCTTGTAGGTTGGGTCGTTGTCTATCCACTCTTCATCGAGTGCCACATAGATCATCTTCCGGACTACGACGAGGAGGTGCTTTGCCTTGTGCGGCGTTTCATGAAATTGAGCGAGGATATCCTTGATGTGGCGACGTTTGAGGTCTCGCAACAGCATGTCGCCCCATTTGGCAGCGCCGTCCTTGATGAGCGGCAACTCCAAAAACGTCTCCGCCAGCCTCGTGTTGTTGAATTTGGTGGCGGGATCGTGTTTCAGCCATTCAGGCGTGCGCTGGACTTTCCGCCATGCATCTCGAAATGAACCCTGCGCCACTGCGCCCGGCATGCCGACAACCTTAGCTGCGGTCGGCTTTCGCCCTTCGACTGCTGCCTTGTAATGCTGCTCGAACTGCGGCTCGCCCGGCTGTCCCGGCAGAGAGAGCGTCTTGCCAGAACGGCGAAACCGCCAGCGGGTGGTGCCGTGGCGGTCTTGGAAGGAGGATGCGAAAGGGTAGTCGGGGTGCGTAGCCATAAGGCACTCTACTTCTAGGGGTGCCGCCCTGACAATATCTCGTCAATCCGGTTGACGCCATCGTCGGGCAACTCGCTGAATGCAGCGTCCAAGGCGATACGATCCCAAATCACGCGACCGTCGATCTTCTTTGCCTTCGGCATGCGGCGGTCTGCGACAAGCTGGTCAAATTTCGTGGTGCTGATGCCGATATATCTAGCCGAAGCTTCGCGGCTTAGTCCTCGCGGCGGGTAGGCTATTCCATCAGTTCGCTCGATCTTCATCAAACGTCCCCGTAAATTATCCAAGTGTGAGCGCCAGCACGGCGAGGGCCATGGCGGCGGTGATGAGACCGATTGCAGCGCAGAGCGCGCGCACTTCCAGAGCGAGCCGTGGCAGGCTCGTGGGGGTCTCTGTCATTGGGGAAATGCGGAACATGATGTGATCTCCGTTCATCCGTTCGGGAAACCGGCCCGAAGGCCGGAAACCGGAGCGAGTGGAGCTAGTCCACAACAATCCAGCCGCGAGGCAGGACAATCTCTTGCGAAATCGATCCATCTTGCTGCAGATGAACACGAAGTTTGATTTCGGCGAACGGAGCGTTGCGGCGATGGATGTCAAAGAATTGCGCGATCATAGACAATGGGCCGTAGCGCTTGTTATTGCCGGAGTTGCGATGGCTGTGCCAGCTCTCGCAACAAGCAATAAAAATGCGTTCCTTATCGCGCTGGGCGTTATTCTGTTCGGCGTTGGTCAGATGCGGAATCGTCAGATACAACAATCCGTTCATGCTGACGGTCTTGGTAGGCCCTACGCAACTTTGACCGGTTATCCGCACCGTTTCACTCTTATCGGCACAACGTTGACCCTGATTGGCATTGTCTTGTTTGGTCTGGGACTTTACCGATTCATTTTCGCCTAACGGTGCTGGTTCATCGATCTGGCGCGCCGCTAGCATTCGGTCCGCTGCGCGAAAGCAAAGCCCATAAATATCGACTTCTGTTCGAAAGCTTTCCGGTCCACTTGCCAGTAATCCAGCGAGAGCCTGACCGGCATACCAATCGCGAAGCTCTCCTATAGACGTTCCGCCATCGGTCATCTGTTTGGGATTCTTTTCCATTTGATCTCCATCCGTTCGGGAAACCGCCTCGGGGTGAGGCGGAAACCGGAGCGGATAGGAAATCAGGCGGCGCGTGCGGTTTCTGCTGCGCGCAGCATTTCCGCCGCGTCCGTGGCGTGCTTTGCGATTTCGTCTTTGGTGAAACCTTCGGCCAGTAACTCGGCCTCAGTTATGCCGACGCCGCGTTCGCGTGCCAGATCGGCCATCTCTCTCGGAATATTGCGCATTGTTCTCTCCATCCTTGGTGGGTGCCGGTTCCTCTGTCGCCCGGCGGCTTCCCGGCGCAAACTGCGCTTGGGATGGACAAATAAGTTTCATAAGTTGCAACTTTTGGCAAGGGCCAAAAGTTTCATAACGTGCAACGTTTTTGAGTGCAACGTGAAACTATTGCGAATCTATCGGGTGATGGGTGTTTTGCTGTACGCGGCGCGGCGTATGATGGCGGCGATTTTGGGCCGCATATCCATGTCGTCTTGATCAGAAGCGCCGGCCAAGGCGGGGCGGTGCCCGCAATCGCGTAATATTGCTGTTGAGGTGCGCGCTCGTTGGTGTGCGGTTAAGTCGGCTACTTGCCGTCAGTGCCTGTGCCATTTTCTTGCTGGTCAAAGAACAGCTTGAGCATCGATATTGCGCGGTCTTTTTGCTCTTCTGTCTTGTCCCTGAAAAATTTCGCAAGCCAGTCGTCGTGAGGTTCGCGGAATAGTCCCTGCACGTCCGTGCCAAACAGGGCGGCTAGCTTTTCCAGATATTCGGGCTTGGGCAGCGTGCCCTTGAACCACTTGGAAACAAGCCCTTTGTCAACGTTCAGCTCTTCCACGATATTCACTTGCTTGAGGTGACGCGCCTCCGCCCACTCAGGAATGTAGTGGATTCTTTGAGGCGTCTTATTCGAGTGAATACGGCTAACGTTGCTCATGTTTCAACTTTACTCGCGAGTGAGGTGGAAGGCGTTAGTGCGACGTGAAACCGGCCCTCTTGCAAATAGTGTCAAGTTATGAAACTTATCGCGGTATGGAACATCCGATTGCGAGATACCGGCGTGAACACAACTTGACGCAAGATGCGTTCGGGAAGCGCGTCGGCGCGACCAAAGGGATGGTTTCCAAGTGGGAGGCCTGTCGCGTCTTGCCCCGTCCGTCGCTCTTGGTTCGGATTGAGGACGTGTCGGGCGGATGCCTAACGGCAGGTTCTATTGTCCGCTCGTTCGTGGCGGCATCTCAATTTCAGGAGGCCGCAGAATGACCGGCCTCTTTCACCGTTTGCGCGGCCAATCCTCCCGGCCTGCTGCACCCCGCGCCGGGGCGCTCTCTTGTCTGTCGCCCGGCGCGGGGAAATCTCGTTTAGCATGTGGGCCTCCGTAGCTTCGTAACGCCCTGAACCTCTCATCTTCGATCATTTCCCACCACGGGAAAAACACTGGGAAATTCCCGGTGCGGGAAAGGCTTTGTCTCATGATTCAAACTGCATGGTTTCATCGCATCAAGGCAGCGCAGCGCGATCTCATCCGGCTTGTCGGCGGTATCGAGCGGGCTGCGGAAATCTCCTCGATCTCGAAAAGTCACATCGGGCGCATGAACAATGCGACGGACCCGGAAATGATGCCGTTGCACGCGGTCTATGCCCTGGAATCCGATTGCGGAGTGCAGGTCGTCACCTCGGCGATGGCGGAGTTGCACGGCAAGCGACTTGTCGAGCCGGAAAGCCGGCGCGGGGCCGATCACTGCCTTATCGCCGCCTATTCCGACATGGTGCGCAAGGCCGGTGACCTGATTTCGGGCGGGGCAGTTGCGATTGCCGATCTCATGGTGACGCCAGCGGAAGCGACCAAGATGGATCGGGACGCGGCGGAACTGGAAATCGGGATTGCGGCGCTACGCAAGGCGCTCGCCAGTGTGAAGGCACGCGGCGGGCAGAGGGTCGGCCTCCATGCGGTCGGAGGCGGACAATGAAGCCTCAAACAGATCACGCCATTGATGAATTGATGTCTCGCCCCTTGTCCGAACGTGCAAGGGGCTTTCTGCGTGAAGTGCAGTTTGCCGGCGGACGCGTCGAGATAGCAACCGGCCTTGGCCGTCGCCAACTCGCTTTGGAGTGCCGCCGCTGTGGCTATGTCCACATCTCCCAAGACGAACGAACAGCAAAACTGACCGGCCTCGGGCAAGCCTACCTCAATCGATTGATGAGGGCGAACTAATGCCCGTCTATCAATCAGTCAAACTCCCCAAGCCCGGCCCGAACGCGCTAGCGCTCATCACGACAGCGGTTAGCGAAGGCGTCGTGAAGGCAACAGAGCCAAGGCATGTGACAGCGGCAAACAATGCTGTTGGGAACGGCTATCTTAAACGCGACAAGCAAGACGCTAAAACCTACTATCCAACCGAGCGCGCCCGCGAAGTGCTGGCGATGCTGCAAGGCATAGCGGAACCGGGTGACTTGCCCATCTCTGCGGATATCCCTCAAAATTTGCCGGATATCCAACCTTCTGCCGATGCGTCTGGGCTGGTCGCAACCGTCGAGCGGGCGCGGGCGCTACTGGACGACGGCGATATCGTCAACGCTCGTATCGTAGCCTCGGTTGCATATGCCACGGCCAAGACGGCGGCGCAATTCGCCGAACAGATCGGTGCGACGGAAAAGCTGATCGCCAAGGCGCGACGGATGCAGGCCGACGCGCTGCTGATCGAAGCACGCGCGAAAATCCTGATCGCGGTCAAGTGGGATGAGGCGCAGGCTTCGGGTAAGGCGTCAAAAGGCGGTCGGCCCAAAACCGTTTCCGATGGAAACAGTTTTACGTCAGAGGAAACCGGCCTTTCCCGCAAGGAAATCCACGAAGCGCGCAAGCTGGCAGCGGCGGAACATCGCGAGCCGGGCATTGTCGAGCGTGCAATTCAGGCTCGGCTTTCTGCCGGGCTTGGGCCGACGCGCGCCAATCTTCGTGCGGCGGTGGGAACGGCGAGCGCCACGAAAGAGGCTCGTGGACACAACCTCTATGAAACTCCGCCGGAAGCGATGCATACGCTTCTCGCCCTCGAAACCTTTTCTGCAACAGTCCTTGAGCCGGCCTGCGGTCGCGCGGCGATTGCCCGGATACTTGAGCGGGCTGGCTACGGTGTCGTTCTCGCCGATCTGGTCGACTACGGCACGGCGGACCAGCACGGCGAATTCCAGGCGGTGCAAGACTTCCTGACTTCGCAGCCGGCGGAAGATGGGTCTTACGATATCGTGACGAACCCGCCCTATGGCGAGGTTCTGAACGGCTTCGTCGCCCATGCCTTGCGGGTCTTTCGTCCGCGCAAGATGGCCCTGCTGCTCAATCTCAATTTCCTGTGCGGCTTCGCGGACGATGACCGCAATTTCGTCATGGACGATTGCCCGCCGGCTCGCGTCCACGTTTTCGCGCGCCGTCTTCCGATGATGCACCGCGACGGGTGGGACGGCGAGAAAGCCAGCAGCCGCATGAATACCGCGTGGTTCGTTTGGGAACTGCAAGACGACGGCACCTATGGCGACAGCACCACTATTCGCCGGGTGGACTGGAAAGCCTTCATGCCTGCCGAAACCGCGCAGCCGGCGGAAAGCGAGGCGGCATGACGACGCCAGCCCAAGCCGCACGCGAACGCGAGAAAGCGCGCGTTTCCAGATTGACCGGCATCGTAGACCTTTGCCAAGGCGACCGATGGTCTATCGACACCGATGGCGGGATGACGCGCATCGTTGTTCGGCGGGCGACAGGCGAGCAAGCTGTGCTTTGCACGATGCACGCCGATGCCCTTCCCGAGGATATCGAGCTTATCAGCGGCGCACTTGAAAACGTGGTGCTGTTTTTAGCGCTTCGTCGCCGCGCAGTCGTCGCGTTGCGGCAAAGCGAGCCTCAAAGGGAAGTACCGCGCCAGATGCGCGACGGCGATTTCGCGGCGAATGCGGCAATGCTCTGCGCCGAAAAGCCGTTCCATCGCTTTCTTGAACGTCGGGACAGTAGCCGGGCAATCCACAACAAAGACCATGCCGATACCGTGCTGAAAAAGCTGCTCGGCATTTCCAGCAAAACACAGATCAACACCGAAGCGCGTGCGCAGATGGCCTTTCTGGACCTGCGCGCGGATTTCGAGGTGTGGAAACAGGGCAGGGGCCAATGAGCGAGCGCGATTTTCCAGAAGAGTCCATTTCCTACGGCGATAAGTCCACCAAGGCCATGAAGATCGTGTGCGCCTGCTGCAACGCGGTCGCCTACTTCCCCTTTCAGACAGGTGCAAACCGAAAGCCGCCGGTCGCGGCAATTCAGCATTTTCAGAACAAGGGATGGGTGGTCGGCAACAGCCCGCGCAAGGATTTTTGCCCGCTCCACGCCAGCCCGGCCAAACGTAAAGGATCGACTGTCATGGCTAACATTTCCGCTTCGTCCAATGCTGAAAAGCCGCGTGAAATGACGCGCGAGGATCGCCGGATCGTTCATGACAAGCTGGACGAAGTCTATGGCAAGGACGCCTACAAAGCGCCCTGGACTGATGCCGCCGTGGCCAAGGATTTGGGTGTGCCGCGCGATTGGGTTTCGCAGACGCGCGAAGATTTCTTCGGGCCGGCGGCGTCCAATCCGCTGTTTGACGAGATGCTTGCCGGCATGGCGCAAATTGAAGTTGCCTTTAAGGGCTACGCTGACCTCAGCGCGAACGCGGCCAAAGCCGCAGAGGCGCAAAGGCTCGCCCATGCCGATCTCTGCAAGCAGATGGATGCCTATCGCGTTCTCGCACGCAAGGTGGAGCGTGAGGTAGGTCGATGAGTGCGTTTCTCCCTATCGTAGAAGAGCTTGCCGATTGCGAGACGGATGCGCAGCGCGCGGACTGGCTTTTGCGCGTCCCGGCTGGCGTCATCTGCCGCGATAGCAGCGCCATCCGTCGAATCCTCATGGAAGCCCGCTTCACGCTCGGCGTGCAGGCGTTCGACTTGGAATTTGCTGCCCTCAACGCAACGCGTCTGGCGGACGGTGGATTGCCGCAGACGGTCGTTCTTGGCGTGCAGGCCGTTCGCTCGTTTCTGCGCGAAATCGTGCGGAAAGGCGGTGCACGGTGAGCAGCGAGGCGACTATTCGGCGCGGCGCGCGAAATGCCCGCTATACCGCCGTTCCCAATCACGTATTCGAGGATGACCGTCTTTCCATGGAAGCGCGTTGGCTGCTCGGCTACCTGCTATCGAAGCCGGACAACTGGACCGTCGTTATTGGCGACATCATCAAGAAGGGCGGTTGCGGACGCGACAAGGCACGCAAGATGATCGCCGAATTGGTCGATTGCGGCTATGCGGAGCGCGAGCAATCGCGCGAAGACGGCAAGTTCGGCGCGTCCAATCTGGTTATCTTTGATGAGCCGCGTTCCCCTCCGGTCGCCGACGCGCCGCGCGGGGACAGCGAGAGTGTTGCATTTCTACCGCAGACTGAAATGCCGTCGCCGGCAAAACCGTCGCCGGCAAAACCGTCGCCGGCAAAATCGGCACATAGTAATAACTCATCTCTAGCAAATACTGATTATCAGCAAGAGAGAGATGCGCGCGACGAAGGCTCGGAAGAAAAGCCGGAAGCCGTCGAGCGCGCTTTCCGTCGCTGGTATGCCAAATGGCCGACGCGGGACAAGGACAGCGAATACGCTGGCCGGAAGGCGTGGCAGAAGCTCTCGCAAGAGCAGCGCGCCGACTGCATCGCCAAATCCCCGACCTACATCGAGCGCGCCGAGAAAGCGAAAATCTCGGTTCCGTGGGCCGGCGCTTACCTGACCGGGCGAGATTGGGAAAAGCTTGAGGACCCGAAGTCGGACGTTGCTCTGCCAATCGTCCACAAGCCGTATTCGAGGGCATGGCACGCCGGACGTTGTGCCGAGTTGCTGAAACCCGCCTCGGCCACCATGCCGGCATTGCCGCCGTTGCTTCGGTTCCTCGTGGCCGAAGGTGGCGAACGGGCTGATGCCATCCTGCGGGACCGTCGCATCAAGCATGGCTGGCCGAAGGTCAACACCATGGATGAGCGCGTACAGGACCGTAAGGGCGTGACGGTGGCTCCGAACGTCTTCCGCGTCTCCGAAGGTTTCGACAGCGTTGGCCGCACTGGCGAGTTGTGCGCGGCATGGGAGCGGTTCTTTGCCAGAACCGGATTGCCATGGGTGCCAACGCCAGACGGGAACGTCGAACGTTTCTTTTTCCCGCCTGTCTCATCCGAAATCACCGACTTGGACGTGGCGGTTAGTGAGGCGTGGTTTGCATTTGAACGGCTAGTTAACGAGGGAATTTCCAATGATGCATGACGTGAAAACCTACGCCGCCTGCAAGACGGTTGATACTACCCTCTACGACGCATCGAAGTTCGACGCTGTGCTTGATCGTGTCGTGGCGCGGAAGCGAATCAAGGCGACCATGCTCTCCATGGCATCCGAATCGCACCCGTCGTTCGCCAGCAAGGCGGCGTGGTTTGCGATCCAGACCCCTGACCATCGTGAGCTGGTTGTAAAAAAACTTTTGGATGACGAAAAAATTGTCACGGCATTTCCGATGGTGCCGGGACCTCGCACCTACAAACGCGGACGAGTTTCTGAGGGCGAGAAGACGCCTTTGCTCGCCAGCTATCTCCTCATCAAAATTGTTCCGTCGCCCGCTGCCTTCGTTGGTCTGCGCCAAGTAAAAGGCGTGGTCGATATCGTTGGCGGGTGCGAAAAGCCGTGGCGTGTATCACAGGAAGATGTGAGCCGATTCATCGCTTTGACGGATCTGGAATTGCGCGCCGCTGCGGATTTTGAGTTCAATCTGGGCGACCGTGTGCTCTTCGGCTTCGGTCCTTTCAAGGGGATTGAGGGAGTGATTGAGAAGCTCCACGCGACCCGTCTGCATCGCAACGACAGCCCGGCTATGCTGCATGCTGACATCACAGCTTGCGTTCATGGACAATGGCACAATCTCAAGCGTACCCCTCTTGCATTGCTCGAAAAGCTGTGAGTAGAAAGGGTCAGGTTGATCTGATGATCTCGGTTAGCGTTTGACCCGCCCGACAAGAACGGGCCGGAAGTGAGGCAAGAGCCTCCGCGTGGGTAAACCAGTCAGACCCTGCTTGAATGGCCTCGTTGGAGGCATCGATTCAAGCCCGGTGCTACTGCATTGCAAAAATCATCATCATGTCGAAGGCGGTCCAGAGTGATCGCCTTTTCTGTTTCCATAGGTAGGGCCTGCCGATGACCGCGCTATCCATGCAATGGGTTGACCGCAACCTGTCGGAGTACGGCAAGCGTATCGGTGCGCTGAAAGAGCGCTTCCCGAAAGTTCTGCCGCGCATCGTCAATCAGGTCGGCAATCGCGCCAAGACCATTGTTATTCGCGAGCTGACCAAACAAACCGGCCTGCCGCGTGCGACCATCGTCCGAGCAATTGGCAACCCATCGGCGGCGCGGCCCGGTAAGCTCTACTACGACATGACCACGCAAGGCGGGAACATTCGTTTGAAGTTTCTGCGCCCGAAGGAAACCCCGGCTGGCGTCGTGGCCCGACCATTCGGCAAGCCAACGCTCTACCCCGGATCGTTCATGCGGGGTGGTCTGTTCCCCGACCGCAAGGACGTTCCACGGTTCAACGGGCATGTCTTCTATCGCCTGAACAGATCGGGCACCAAGATCACCTTTGCCCGGTCGGGCGTGTTTATCCCGAAGGAAATGACGACGGGCGCAACCTCTGCTGCCTTCCATCGGCTCGCAGCGCCGTTGCTCAAGGAACGGGTCGAAGCCGCCTTGAATAAGCTGGTGCCCTGACAGGGGCCACCGCCGATCATTCATGGGGAAATTGTTCGAGGATTTTGTCGATCATCGGAATAGTATGGTCTTGCTCTGGCGTATCGCTGCAATCTGCCGTCCTGTAAAATTCCCCGGCATCGAATGCGAGATAGATTTCAAAGAATGGGGACGGCATGACGAGGTCCTCAACGCGATGGGTCAGAACAGACCATAGGTCGTTGATGATTGCGTCGCATACTTCATAGTCAAGCGCCCCCGCGCGGTATCTGCGGGCGATGTTGAGACCGATCAAGTTAAAGAAATCATTGGTCGTCAGATTGCCTGACCATCGTTGAACGTCTTCTAGAGAAATCAGCTTTCGTGGGGACTCACGGGCGATGGCGACCATTTCGATAACTTGCTGATCAGGATTTTGAGATTCCATTTTGCGCTTTCGAGGTGGCTTGCATGGGTTCTGAGCGACAAGTTCACATCATCTCTATGAACCACATCGAGATTCCCATCGTCCACTTCTAAGTTTGCACACGCGTGGCCGCCCCCCCATTCAGGGACCGGTTCGCGGACCTTTGGCATGGACGGGCCTGGGGGACTGCGGGATTTCGCCAGTAGCACTTTCGAAAAGCGGTACACGGATACACGTGCAGTACACGTGTCAATGCACGGATGGCACAGATGGACGAGGAATGGATATCGATCACGGAAGCCGCCACCCGTCTTACGCAGGCCGGCGATAAAATCGACCGATCATCGCTCTCGCGGTATCTCAAACAGCATTCCGAAGCTCTGCCGCTAAAGGCGCACGGCAAATCGAACCTTGTCGATTTTGTCGCTCTCATTGCCCATCGCAGCGAGAACGTCCGCCTCAAGACGCCGGCCGCTTCGCTGCCTGTCATGGGAACCGGGCGGGCGTCGGTCCCTCCTATGATGGCTTCCCGTTTCAAAGGCACGCAATCCGATGGTGCCGCCCGTAAGTCGCAGGCGGAAGCCGAGCTGAAGGAAATGGACCTTGCGGAGCGGCGAAGCGAATTGACCATTGTTGCGGAGGTCGATCAGGGCGGACGCGATGCAATCGCCCTCATGCAAAGCGCTTTCGAGCGCGCGATTGAAACCGAAGCTGCTGCCTTGTCCCTGAAATATGGATGGGATGAGCGCATGGCTCGCCTCGCG